GGTTGTGAAAGTGGAGTGTATCAGGATCGAGTAACCAAGATTGATTCGGTTATGGCGGGAAGTAGCTTTCGGGCGAAGGTGGCCGCTAAGTAGTACCGGAGAGATCAGCGGTTATTCACCGGAACCACTAGGAAGCTGGCGGTTGCGGTGAATAACTGGAGGTAATCGAGATGGCAAATAAAATCAAACACTTCAAGAATTCCTATGCGGAGTTGGCCAAGGTAGGGCACAAGTATTACAACGATGGTAATTTTTGCACGGTGGTCGGCTTGGCGGTTGCTTGTGACCTATCATTCGGCAAGGCGAGGGCAATCGCAGAGCGCACCGTAAGCAGGCGCAAGGGTCGAGGTCTCAAGTTTTACGAGATTGAGCGACTATACGAGTCCATGGGTAAAGCATTGGCTCCCGTAGATAATCGCTTTGGCGCTACGCTGGGCACGGTAGCCAAGGGTGCACCAACTGAGGGACGATATTTGTTCCTGACCCGGAGTCATTGCGCGGTCAGCCGGGATGGTATCCTTGAGGACTGGAGTGCTGAGGGCAGCAGGCATAGAGTATTGAGGGCATTTAAAATAGTAGATATTAGCTAAGTTATCAGCAGGCATTTGCGAGAGTGCCTGTGCATAACTTAACTAGAGAGGTAGTAAGCCATGAGCGAAGTAAAATTGTACGCAGTAGAGTTGTCAGATGAAGAGTTGTCCGTACTTAGGCGAGGACTGCATAAAATGGAAGCAAAAAATAAAAAGGATATTTTAGATTATAGGAAAAACCCACATCACGCAGAGGACAGAGACCTGAAAAAGTGGTATAAAGAGGATATAGAGGAGGCTCTGGTAATAATGGAGCTGAGAGATAAACTATACAACGTGGAGTAAGCTTATCAGTGGGCATTTGCGAAAGTGCCTACGCATAATCTAACTCAAGGGAGGTCGCAAAATGCGAGAGTATTTAAAATTCACTGGATTGGCTGTCGTATTTTATCTGGGCATTGTTGAATTTTTAGATTGCCTGGTCAATTTTATAACAGCTATTTAATAGATAACGGACATTAGTAAACCAACGCAACCAACAGAGGTAATGCATTATGAAACATTGGGAATTTAAAGTACTGGACAGTCATATCCGCGCAGAGTGGAATGAAGGGGCGACCTTTAATATGCAGTGCAGCAGCATTGTAGAAGGCCAGTGGATCGACTACCACTGTTTCACAGTCTATGGTATAAAGTCAGAGCAGGAGGCACTGGCTCACATAGTGGAGGCGCTAGAGGAAGAGCTAAAAGAAGACGAGAATTTATGGGAATACCTACAGGAAAACCCCGCTGAAATGGAGGACGCAATAAGATTGTTATAATAGTTGTTTTATCGTGTCCACTAGCCTATAGTGGGCATTATTAAACCAACTAAACCAATAGAGGCAGTACAGATGAAACTTAAGCAATTAGGTAGTAACATGACAGAATTAGCAACAAATAGCGGAGCAGTTATATTGTTTAGCTACTCAACACCGGTCGCGGCAATGCTACCTTCCGGCCAGTATGTTAAAAGCAACAAGTGGTACTCACAGACCACAACGCGACATATCAACAAATGGTTGCAAGGTGTCTTTGCTGATGTTGAGACACGCAGTCCAGAGTTTATTTCCAATCTAACAGAGAAGGTGGCGTAATGAGCAAGTCAATACTGGTGGAGATAAAGGAATCATACGGGCGCAAGGTGATCTACCCTGCGTGTAACAATGCCGAGACCTTTGCCCGTCTTACTGGGTGCAAGACTCTTACAACTGCGGCCCTTGAACTGATAGAGCAGCTAGGTTATACTATTGATGTCGAACAACCTACTTGGAGATAATGAGATGATGAAGGCACACTTACACTTAATCAAATGGGCGGTTGCACGGGGGTATTCTGTGGCTGTCTTCGGTGAGGGCGAGTATGATGGCGTTCACCACACATACAAGGAGATCAAGGACAACGTGGAGGCTTGCGACATGGGCGAGATGGTGCTGGTCAAACCTAGTGTCAAGACCGAGGGCAAGTGGACTAGGAAGGCGAGCTTCGCGTACATGTTTGACTATGGTCAGTACCCAGACGAGATTATCTACGACTATGAAGTCAATGACATCTCAGAGGCATGGGCCGCTGACTATGAATTAACTAGAACGGAGGTGGTATGTTAAACAATTACAGGGGTAACTCTGCGCTGCTTAGGATGCAACGCAGAGAAAAACTAAACGATCAGCTAGCGAGGCTTAACGGTATGCTACTGCTGTCACTGGTCGCCGTGGGCACTGTCACGCTGGTAAACTGGCTGCTAATAGCGAGGTATGGGGTATGAGTAGAATGCCATGCAGTGTCACAGATGACCCGAGCTTTGACTATAGCGACTATTACGAGGGTAAAGGGTACTACGCAACCAACGAGCAAGACGATGACGAAGACAACAACGACAACGAGGAGCAAGACACATGGTTTACAGCGAAAAAGTTTTAAACGCAATTGTAGAATGGCATTATGATCGCAACCTGATCAACGGATCAACGGATATCCAACAGTTTGAGAAGCTGCTGGAAGAGGTAGAGGAGCTCAGGCTGTCATTGAATAGCGATCTCACGCCCGTTGACGACATCGGGGATATCATAGTCGTCTTAATCAACATCGCCACGAGACACGGCCTGACGCTGTTTGACTGCCTGTATCACGCCTATAATGATATCAAGGATAGGAAGGGTAAGATGGTCGATGGTATTTTTGTCAAGGAGCGAGTCGATCAGAGTGTCAGCAGCGGGGGCCATCGTACAAACATACACGACAGCTTTTATCAGTCAGGCTTTGAAGACGGGAAAAAGTTCAAGTACAGATACACGCGGGTCATGGGTGACGTAACGCCAAACCTAGGGCCAGAGCTTGCAAACGAGTACAACAAGGGATACAATGCGGGCATACGTCACCAGCACATGAGGAATAGATGATGGGATTTATTGATCTACTGTTGGCAACGGCAACAGTCATGGGAATTATTGTTGTAACGTATGGTATAATTATTTTAGAACTGGAGAAAAAAAGAGATGATTAATAAGTTTATATTTGGTAAGCACCTATCCGTAGAATGGCGCAGCGGTACTGGCATTGACATTGAATTTGTGGACAGTAGGGCAGTATGGGTATACAATACAAACACCGGCAGAACGGAAGCTATGCCCTTTATGGGCACGATTATCCTGCTGCCCTTGATTATGATTAGCTACGGTAACGTATACACAGAGGAGGAACCCTTGGATGAGTAGGATTAAAGAAGAGATGTTGGGCTATGAGTACGTACAGAACGACTGGATCGAGCCGCGGGCACACGTCATGGTTGACGAGCTGGTCGAGTATCAGGTCTACTGTATGACGCTCTCAGAGCTGACACAGCGAGTCGCAAAGCAGATGCGTGACGAGTACTATAGCAACCCTTACGACAACATGACAAAGCAGCACAGAGAGGTCTTTCAAAATGAGCAGATGTAAAGCGTGCGACACTATAATGACGGAGTATGAGTTAAAGAGGATCGACGTGCTGACTGGTCACCACCTAGACCTATGTAATGTCTGCTCTTCCTACTCTAACGACGCTATAACACAGCTAGGAGATACTTATGTAGTAGAGTCCGAACAATTAAGTGAGAAAGAGCTTGACGACATTTTGAATAGAGGTTATAATACTTAGGTAAGCAAGGAAAAGTTTTAGAATTAATCTTTAAAGTATTAACCAAACGATCCTTAGGATCATAACATAGAGGAAGTAACCATGGCAGTATTAGAAGGCTTAGTAGCATTTGAAAACCTAGACGAGCATGAGATGTATCAGGGTCAGTCAACAGGTAAGTTCTCGCTGGTTCTCAGCTTGGATGAACCAACATCTGACGTGTTGTCAGCATCAGGTGTCAAGCTTCGCGAGTACGAGGGCACCAAGCAGCGTAAGTTTAGCACCAAGTACGATGTTCCTGTGATGGACGCGGAAGGTAATCCTTTCAAGGGTCGCATTGGCCGAGGCTCTAAGGTGCGTATCATGTATGCAGAGGGTCAGCCACATCCAGTACACGGTGTGTCAACCTATCTCAACAAGATCAAAGTTCTTGAGGTCGCAGAGCAGGAAGGCGGAGAGAACTTCTGATGACAGCAGAGTCAACCTTTGTTCAACATGAGTCATGCCCGTCGTGTGGCTCATCTGACAATCTGGCTCGGTATAGTGATGGACATGCAGTCTGCTTCTCTGGGGGCTGCAACCATTACGAACACGGCAACGGCCAGATAGGTCAGGCAACACAACGTAAACCAATGAGGTCATTAGAAATGACAGGTGTAATAGCAGCGATACCCGACAGGCGTATCTCACAGTCCATATGCCAGCGGTATGGTGTGACAGTGGAGTACGGAACGGATGGGACAATATCCAAGCATCACTACCCTTATCACAGTAAGGAAACAGGTGCGGTGACAGGAACCAAGGTGCGGATCACCGAATCAAAATCATTCTATGCAACAGGAGATTTTAATGACGCGGGTCTCTTCGGCCAACAGGCGTTTAAGTCAGGCGGCAAGTACATTACGATCACGGAAGGCGAGGCAGACGCAATGGCTGTCAACGAGATGTTCGACGGCAAGTGGCCAGTCGTCTCAATCAGATCAGGTGCAGCAGGAGCAGCCAAGGACATCAAAGCCAACCTCGAGTGGCTCGAGTCCTTCGAGAACGTAGTCATCTGTTTTGATAACGACAAGGCAGGACAGGAGGCAGCCAAGTCAGTGCTTAATCTGTTCACCCCCAACAAAGCTAAGAACGTTACGCTGCCCATGAAGGATGCAGGTGACATGCTCAAGAGCAATCAGGTGCAGGGTTTTGTCAAGGAGTGGTGGAACGCTAAGACATTTAGACCGGATGGTATTGTCTCAGGTTTAGATACTTGGGATATGCTACAAGAGCAGCGGGATGTCAAGTCCATACCGTATCCTTGGACTTGCTTGAACGAGTACACCTACGGCTTTAGGCGTAAGGAGTTAGTCACCATTACCTCAGGGTCAGGCATGGGTAAGAGCCAGATCATGCGAGAGCTGGAGCACTACCTGCTCGGAGCAACGGACGATAACATCGGTATCCTAGCACTAGAGGAAGACATCCCCAAGACTACGCTAGGTATCATGTCCATTGAAGCCAACAAGTTGTTACATGTACCAGAGGTACGGGCCGAGACTACACCAGAGGAGGAGCGAGCTTACTGGGAACGCACCTTCGGGCTAGACCGCTTGCACTTACTGGATCACTTCGGCAGTACCAGTGAAGATGACCTGCTAGGACGCATACGTTACATGGCCAAGGGACTGGACTGCAAGTGGATCATACTAGACCACCTCAGTATTGTAGTCAGTGACCAGTCTAACGGTGACGAGCGTAAGGCTATCGACAGCATTATGACTAACCTCCGTAAGATAGTTCAAGAGACAGGCGTTGGGTTGTTCCTAGTGTCACACCTGCGTAGACCAAGCGGTGCCAAGGCACACGAGGACGGCGGTAAGATCAGCTTGGGTGAGCTACGTGGTTCAGCAGCCATTGCACAGCTCAGTGATATGGTGATAGGTTTAGAGCGTGACCAACAGAACGCTGACCCTGAGGTACGCAACACCACTACGGTACGTGTACTTAAAAATAGATTTGTTGGCTTGACTGGCCCCGCGTGTTACCTGTACTACGATAAGGAGTCAGGCCGCATGATTGAGACAGCCTGTCCTACAGGAGATAACGCGGAGTTCTAATGAAGCAGATTGTATTTGACATTGAAGCCAACGGTTTAAAACCTACAAAGGTCTGGGTAATTGTTGCCAAGGAGCTAGATACCAGTGAGACGCACACGTTCTCAGGTGATACGCTGCTGTCGTTTAACGATTACATTGCAGGTCTTGGAGAGTGTGAGATTATAGGACATAATATTATCGACTATGACATCCCTGTCCTAGAGCAGCTGCTAGATACGGACTTCAGCAAATGCAAAGTGACCGACACACTGGTCATGTCACGACTAGCTAACCCTTCACGAGAAGGGGGCCACTCGCTACGTAACTGGGGCGAGAAGTATTTAAACCAAGCTAAAGGAGAGCACAATGATTGGGATACTTTTTCGCAGGATATGGTGGACTATTGCGAGCAAGACGTTAATGTTAATGTGCTGGTGTACAAGAGATTACTTCTTGACCTTGCAGATTTTGGAGCTGAAAGCATTAG